TGTTAGTTTCCGTTAGTAGTAAACGACCCGCCCCCACTGGCGGGTTTTTTATTTCTGATGATATGAATCAATATCAATTATCTTGTCGACCAACTCCTGAGTTATCTTTCCAATCATATCGCAAGTTAATTCTTTTCCTGAGTTAGCAATCAATGTATCAAGAATGTATACCCTCAACAAAACTTCCCTTGGTGTCTTCCCTGCTTGTTGTTTCATGCTATCCCTTAATCAAAAGTCGGACTTTAGTCTACCATTAGTTACTTTCTCTATCTTAATTTGTGCTTGCGGTGGGATATATCCTATCTTTTCCCAGTACTGGTAAGCACATGGTCCAAAGCCAAGGCTGCGCATAGCGTTTGCCCACGTCACGTACTTATCTTTAATTTGTTTTATCTTCATTGCATACCTTTCTATTTAATAATTCATTGTTATTCTATTGATTTATTGGTAACATGTCAATCGAACCAACACACACGGATTATTAAATGATATTAATGCTATTAGGATTTGGATTACTCCTTGGTTTAACTGCTTTATCAATCCTGTTGCCAACTGATATTACATAACTTAACGGGGAGCCCGGAATATATGACGAAAAAGAAATTTGAGGATGGGGTGCATGTCATCAGTAACAATGATTACCATTCATCGGAAGGGGTATCACGCAGCGCATTATGGGAACTCAAGAAATCACCGCGCCACTACTGGCACAAATACATTGCTGAGACAAGAGAGCACAAAGAACCTACGCCTGCGATGGTTGTTGGTGAGCTTGTGCACACCCTTACACTTGAGCCGCATATGTTTGACACTGCATTTGTTATAGCACCGGAGATTAACCGAAGAACAAATGCTGGCAAAGCTGAGTGGGAAGAGTTCCTAGCTGAGAGTCAAGGACAAACTGTCATAACAATTGCACAGCTTGAGCAAGCACAAGAGATAGCTGGTGCGGTTCGTGATAACCCATGCGCCCTTGCGCTGATTGATGGCGCAAAGATAGAGCACTCAATCTATTTCACGCACAAAGAAACTGAATTGCAATTTAAGGCTAGGCCTGACGGGTGGTTGGGAAGTATGGTTAGCGATTTAAAGACGACCCAAGATGCGGCGTTCAAAGCTTTTCAAGGTAGCGCCATTCGCTATGGATATTTTTTGCAAGCAGCAATGATTCATCAGGCTTTGAAGTCGCTTGGTATTGAAATGACAGAATTTATTTTCTTAGCCGCAGAAAAGATAGAGCCTTATGCTATGGCTATTTACAACCTAGATGATGAGGCGCTTGACTACGGACTTAATCAATTCAATACGCTAGCCGAAGGGCTTGCAAGGTGCTTAGATACCAACAAGTGGGATGACTACCCCATTCAAGCTATGACCATTCCTAGGTGGGCTGAATATGAGGAATAAAAACGGACAGTTTAAAAAAGTATCCACCAAGCACAGGTTCTATTCAACAGTTTTAATGCCTAACAATGATGGGTGCATGTTATGGAATGGGTGCATAACGGGGGCTGGTTATGGCGTATCAAAATCAACTATAAATGATATATATAAAAATAGATATTGGAGGCATGTACAATGAGTAACGAATTAATGATGTGGGAAGACCAAGAGCAACTCAAAGAAATCAAACAACTATTCGCACCCAAGCTATCTGATAATGAGTTCCAATTCTTCGTTGGGATGGCCAAGGCTACAGGGCTGAATCCTTTCTTGCGTGAGATATGGGCCATCAAATACCAAGAGAGCGCGCCAGCTCAAGTATTCATTGGTCGTGACGGATACAGGAAAGCAGCGCAACGCCATACAGACTATGAGTATCATACTTGCGACGCTGTATACATGAACGATTCATTCAGGTACAACGTGCGAGATGGATTCCCAGAGCATGAATATAATCTGAAAGACCGAGGCGAATTGATTGGGGCTTACTGCATCGTTAAGCGCAAGAGTTCTTCCAGGCCGTCCTATACTTTCGTCAAGCTATCCGAGTATTCAACAGGTAAAAGCTTATGGAATCCTTCGACTGGTAAGCCTGAAACCATGATAAAAAAAGTGGCTGAGGCTCAAGGGCTTCGAGCTACGTTCCAAGACTTTCTTGGTGGTACTTATGCCGAGGATGAAATGCAAAAAGAACCACGAAGCATAAGACCAGAGGATTCAAAACAAGACCTAATGGATAAAATAAGCCAAGCCAAGGGTGATGTGATTGATGTAAAGCCAACGCAAGATACTGGCGAGTCCGTTAAGCCATCACAGCTAGAAGATATCAAAGGGTTAGTTGCAGTCAAAGGATTTTCTGATAGCAGGACTACGAAAGCTTTAGCTCACTATGGTGTGAAGAATGCAGAGCAGCTAACAAAAGAACAGGCTGATGATTTTATCATGCAGTTGAATAAACTTGAGGACAAATGATGGCCAAGATTAAAGGAAATGACCTTGTTTCTTCATCTATAGGAGCCAGAGCAGATAGGTGTGTAATGAAAGCATTGGCCTTAGCCGTAACTAATAAATTTGGTATTAATGATGTAGTTTGGTATGAAGAAAATAACTTAATAACAAGCTTAAGAATAACCAATATATCGTTATGCGATAGCGATTCTATTGATTCGTACGTGCAATTTAATTCGCGCATACCAGAGATAATTTGCTTTTCAACTAAAGATGCTGCGATTGATAACTCAATAAAAAGATTGGGACAACAGCGAGGATAAATAAATAATGAATGAGCTGGTTGTAATACTTAAAGCAGATGTACTAGAACTGTTCACTAAACGTGAATTAATAACTCCCTTGTTAGACAGGATAGAATGCGCAGCGACCAAAGAGAGACTCGATGCTAAAACAGAAGAGGGGCGCAAGGCTATTGCGTCCATGGCATATAGAGTCTCCCAATCTAAAATTTACATCGAAGGCTACGGAAAAGAATTAGCAACAGAATTAAAAGCATTGCCTAAGCTCGTTGACTCGAATAGAAAATATGCGAAAGACTTTCTTGATGCTTTGAAATCCAAAGTAAGAGGACCACTTACCGCGTGGGAAGCGGAGCAAGAGGCAATAAGGATGGCCGTTAAGGTCATAGAATCCCATGAAGAAGCTTTGCTTTATGATACTGAATGGAGCAATAAAAAGAAATTAGAACGGCAACGATTAGAAAAGGAACGGGCTGATTACCAAGCCAAGGTTTTAGCTGAGGCCAAAGTAAAAGCTAAGATAGAGGCCGAAGAAAAATCAAGACGAGAAATAATCGAAGCAGAGGCTAGGGTAATTGTAGCAGAGCAGCAAGAACGAAGAACTAAAGAGCAAGCTAAGTTTGATATAGAGAGAGCAAAACTTGAGGCGATTGAACTAGAGAAAAATAAACAAATCGAAATTGAGAAACAAAAAGAGACGCAAGCAAAGCTTATTGAGTTACAAAAAAATGAACAACAAAATGTTGACAGGGTTAATCAGTCGGTTGTTAATGATTTTATTTCTATTGGACTATCAGACCTATCGGCTAGACGTATTCTTAAATCAATTCTAGAAAAAAAAATACGCGCTCTTAGAATAGAATATTAAACTTGGAGGTAACGAATGATTAAAATAAAACAAATTACAGACTGTAAGAATGGCAAGCATGTGTTCCTAATAACTGGGTGGATGACTAGCGGTGGAAAACAAAAAGCTGTCGCCATGCGCTGCCAGCACTGTCTTATGCCATTGCATTTGGAAGAAATAGAGTCCGAAGAATGGCGCAAGGAAGAAGGGGTTTGAGCAGCTTAAAGTCAAGAGTTAATAATATTTATGCTGGAACAATAAGTGATGTATCGAGTCGTATTGTTATTATTAAAGACGACAAGACAATCAAAAAAGTTTGCCACGGGACCAATAAAAACAAGGTGATTGAGATTGCTATTCGATTCTAATGCGCACAGAGAACTGTGTATAATCTTTCATGACGATTGTGAATATACATTTTCAAAATATATGAAGGATGGGTTTAAGCATGTCTTCATAATTGAAAGGCAAGCTCTTGGATGGGTTTGTATAGACGCGAGTCGTTCAGACTTAACAGCGACTCTGCTACCTGCTTCATGGAGCACTGATATCATAACAACATTTAAAAAAAACAATCCTACCTCAACCATTATTCATCTTGAAGTTTATCCTAAAGACAATTCAAATTATCCACGTCCGGGGATAATAAGTTGCGTAAGCATAACTCAGTATTATCTTGGCGTGTATTGGCCCCATGTCTTTACGCCGTGGATGCTCTATAATAAGATTATCAAATCAAAATCAAAACACATAAAGGTCATCAATTATGAGCGGGAAGAGCCAAGCGAGAAGGGATGCAAGAGCAGCGGCAGCCGATGCCGAGGCTACACGAACGGAGCTAGCGAATCAAACATCACTACTTAAAAAGCAAAAAGAAAGAGAACAGAAACGAGCTGAACGTTTGCTATTTAGGTCGCTTCGATCTTCTGGTGGTGGATTCTTCGAAACTGATGTAGGAGGAGCGCAGGGTTCAACGCTCGGCGGCTTGGGAGTTCTAGGCTGATGGTTGATGTTAATAAGCTTTTAAACAAAAGAGACAATTCAAAGCTCTTTAGTGAGATAAGAAAAGAAAATAAGCCAGCACTTAATGTAAGCCGAGTATCAAAGCGTCGCTCCAAAGCTAAAGGCGACCTTGATAAATGGCGCAGTCTTTTAGAGACGGCATACCATTACGCCATGCCAAACACTAACCCATTTGAAAATTTCAACGGAACTAAAACCACGCCGGGCAATGAATTAAATGGTGACATCTACGACCTGACTTTACCTATAGCCCATAAAAGATTAGCCGATAAAATGTTAATGGGCATGGTTCCACAAGGCCAACAGTGGATGAGGTTTCTACCGGGTGATGACTTTGGCGACCCAGAGGGTTCGTTGTACCAGCAAGCCCTTGGGGCAACGCAAAAGATGACCGACCAGTTTTTCAAAATCCTTGACCGCTCAAATTTTTACACAGCTACGAGTGAAAGCTTAAACGATGTGCTGGTGTCAACTGGTGTGCTTGCAATCAATGAAGGCAATAGACGCAACCCAGTTAAGTTTGAAGCAGTCCCCGCAAGCAATGTAATGTTTGAGGGCAATGCTGAAGGTGGTGTCGATGCAGTATTCCGAGATTGGTTTGATGTTCGTGTTGAGAATATTAAAACAATGTGGCCCGGTGCTAAGGTTGATAAGTTAAACAAAGAACCTGATGACAAAGTTAATCTATGGGAATGCGCATGGGTTGACCATGATGCTGATGATAGTAATCGCTATAAATATGTGGTTCTTACATCAGCTAAAGATGTACTGTACGAAGAGTCTAGCCCATCTTGGCCATGGGTAGTATATAGAATGCGTAAGATGGCAGGTGAAACACGAGGACGCGGCCCATCAATGGACGCATTCCCAACCGCCGCCACCATTAACAAAGCCCTTGAGGATGAATTGATTGCCGCAGCATTCACAGCAAACCCTATGTACATGGCTGCTAGTGACTCAGCTTTTAATACAAAAACCTTTGAGCCACGGCCCGGCGCGGTAATCCCTGTTCAAATGGTTATGGGAGCATGGCCGATACAACAATTCCCCGGAGGCGGTAACATACAATTTTCATCGCTGCTTATTAATGACTTTAGGCAACAGATTAATGAAATGATGTTTGCCTTTCCTTTGGGTTCAGTATCAGCACCTGACCGAACAGCAACTGAGGCTCAAATAAGATTCACTGAGAATCTTGAAAGCTTTAGTGCCATGGTTCCAAGAATACAAAATGAATTCTTTACCCCAGTCATTCAAAGAACGCTTTGGATTATAAATAAAATATTGCCAGAAACATTTGAAGACATAGACAAGAATATTCTAGATAGAATGCTTACGGTTGATGGGCAGATACTCGGCATGTCATTTGAAACGCCATTGATGACGGCTAAGGGTCGAATCAAAACTGACAATCTACTTGGATTCTATCAGGCATACGCGTCTGTTGTTGGCCCAGAAGCTGCTACGGCGGCACTTAATCCAGTGAACACAGCACTCACACTAGCAGAGAATCAAAACGTTGAGATGAAAAACATTAAATCAAAAGAAGAGCTTGAACAATTAGAGCAAGCGGCTGGCCAAATGGCTGACCAAGTAGCAGAGCAAGAAGGAGTAAATGTATAGTGAGTGCGGATATAGAACTACAATGGCAAGAAAAGTTTAATCAGTTATGTTACGAAGTATTCTATTGCAACGATAAAGGTAAGATGCTTTTACGCCATCTTGAAGCAAAGTTTTTTAGGGGGCCGGTTGCCTACCCAAATCAAGAACCGTCATGGGCGTATTTTAATGAGGGCAAAAATGAAATGATACGCTCTATTTCTGTTGGGATTCAAAGGCACATGAATCAACATGGCGCACCAGCTAACAACAGCAAGAGGAAATAAAAGTGACCGAAGAAAACAATTCTGAAATCGTAGAAGAAACAGTGCCCGAAGCTGTGGCCCCTGAAGAAACACAACAAGACCCAGAGCCAGAGGCTACACAAGAAGCTACAGAAGAATCAAATGCAGAAGCACCAGAGGAAGCCGAGCCAGAGCACCCAGAGTGGTTCATGAAAGACAAATATAAGTCTATCGAAGAGCAAGCGAAGTCCGCCTTTGAACTTCAAAAGAAGATGGGCAAGTACTGGGGTGCACCTCAAGATAGTTACAACGTAGAAGGTCTTACAGGTATATCTAAAGATGACCCGCTTGTTGCAAATCTAATGCCCGCACTAAAAGACATCGGCTTATCTCAAGAAGGTTTCACGAACCTTGTGAAACAATATCAAGATGCCAACATCAATATGATGAAGGACTTTGAAGAGAACCTTAAGACAGAACTTACTACTAAAGATGCCGCGACCTATAATTCTGTTGACAAATGGATGCAGGAAAACTTAACCAATGAAGAGCGTGAGCAGGTGCAAAATAATTGGCTAATGAGTTCAGCGGATTTTAAATTGTTTAATACTTTGCGTCTGATGGCAGCACCATCCACCAATGTACCAAGCTCTGCATCAGGTGACACGGCACGCTTTGAATCATCAAAAGAAGTTGAGAACGATAAAATTAAATATCGTAAAGAGGTCGGTCAAAAGCTTCGCGTTAGAGACAAGAATTATGAGGATGAGCTTGCCGCACGCTTTAGAGATTCAAGGTCAAGAGAGTTGCGAGCCAAAAACTTGTAAGCTTTTTTATTCGATAGTACTATACTGGTAACTTATTACAGGCCTGAGTAAACGCGGATACCTTCTAACGAAGCCCGCCCCATGACTTGGATACCCTGATGATTAAGCAAAACAACTTTTGTTAATTATTAGGAGAACAAGTCATGTCATTAAATTTAGCCCAGATTGAAATCGAACAATTCATGAGTGATGCTCATGCCGAGTTCCAATCTCAAGGATTCCTTTTAGAAAATGCCGTTCGTATGAAGACAGGAACCAAGGGCGCTATTGTCTATTTCCCTGTGTTCGGCGAAGGTATGGCCAATCAAAAATCACCTCAAGATGATGTCACCCCAATGAACATCAGTAACCGTGAAGCAGCCGTCACGATTGAAGACTGGTATGCGTCAGAATATGCCGACCGCTCATTCCAAAACAAGCTTGCTGTTAATGCAGTTGAAGAATATACAAAGCTTTGTTCATGGGCTATCGCTCGTCGTGCTGACCAATTAATCATTGATGCAATCGAAGGTGCTACTTACAGCACTACACCAACATCAACTCAAGGTGCTTCTATTGCTGCCGGCGGTACTGGATTCACATACGCCAAGTTCCTATCAGCTCATAAGTTCATGCGTCAACGTAGTGCTAACATGGGCAACAAAACTTTAATCATCAACGCCGAAGCTGAGGCTGACTTGCTTGCTGAAACTGAACTAACAAGTTCTGACTTCGTTAATAAGAAAGCACTTGAGTCTGATGGTTTAAACGGAATGACTTTGATGGGTATTAATTTCATCGTTATACCTAGCATGAACGAAGGCGGATTAACTTCTACCAAAGGTTTCATGATTAATGAAATGGCTCTTGGGTATGCTTCAAGTGAAAGACTTGGTGGCGATATCTCTTGGGAAAACATCAAGACTTCCTATTTGATTAACATGTGGCTAGAAGCTGGTGCTTCTGTTATCGATGCTAAAGGCTTGGTTGAAATTAACTTTGCTTAATCAATAATTAATTGGAGATATAAAAATGGCTTTTAATATAGATTACATGGCGCGAGTTAATACTTCTGCTAACGATGACGTACAAAGAATGTGGACATATAACGGAACTTCTACAGGGTCTAACGAAGCAGCCGCTACTATTGTTGCCAGCGCTTACTTTAACTCTTTTCAACAAAAGCTAACTTCTGGGTCAGAAGCTGGTCCGTTGAGCGTAGATGATGTAATTGTTGTTCACGGAAATGATGCGTCTGGAATGTACATCGTAACGAGCATTTCAACCAATGTTACTGTAGCTACGTTTGCGGCTGTCGGCACGATTGATACCGCTCAGATTGAGGATGGTGCAATCACCAATGTTAAAGTTGACGCGGCTGCCGCCATTGCATTTAGCAAACTTGAAGTAATGACCAGTGGTAACGTGTTGGCAGGTTCTGCTGCAAACGTTGCAACCGAAGTTACAATGTCTGGTGATATTGCAATGATCGCGTCCGGTGCTACAACAATTCAAGCAGGTGCTGTTGATAGCTCAAAGATGAATGCAAACATGCTTCGTTATGCTGCTGTCACAATGAGTTCTGCTGAATTTGCTGGTGCTTATGCCTCACCACATTTGTTGGTCGCTGCTGGCGGTGCTAACACAATGTTGGTTCTTGAGTCTGCTCAGGTTCTAATGACTTATGTTACTACGCAGTATGCAAATGGTGGAGTTGCTCATATTCAGTATGATTCTACCGGAAATGGTGCAGGAATTATTGCGTCTTCAACTCAGATTGCTGCGGACTTTGCTGATGCTGTTTCAACTGCAAATGGTTTTAATCAAGGAATTGTTAAGCAACCATTCTCAACTGCTGTAAACAAAGGCTTGTACTTTAGTAACATTACAGGCGCGTTTGATACTGGCGACAGTACATTCGTAGTTCACATATGGTATAGAGAAGTTCCAACAGTTTAATTTTTAACTGATTCTGTACGCGGGGGTTCGCCCCCGCAATACTTCTTAGAGGAAACCATGGCGATATCACCACCAACCACAGACATTGAAATCATTGCTCAAGCAGCTACCTTGCTTGGTAAGCAGTCGTTTAATAGCTTGGCATCTGGTGGGCCTTTTGCGACAGACGCAGATAGGTTATATAACACGCTGGTTTCAGCCGAACTAGGTTCCAATCGTTGGCGCTTTGCATTAGAGTTTCAACAAATGGGTACTTTAACGACACTCACCCCAAGCTTTGAAGGCTGGCGTTATTACTGGACTATGCCCGCTGATTTATTAATGCTCTTATACCTTGACCCTTTTGTTAACTATACAGTCTTTGGTGATAGGGTTGTTACGACAAGCAACCAATCTTTAACTGCTGTCTACTCTAAAAGTGTACCGGTTTCAAAATGGCCTAGCACTTTTTCTATGTATATTATTTATCAACTCGCATCGATGTTGGCGATTAGTGTAACTAACTCTGACAGAATGGTGGCTCGTATAAATTCAGACCGCGACCTATGGCATTCAAGGGCACTATTTTCTGACGGCCAAAATTCTGAGAACGTACAAATGCGTTCTAATCCATACGTTGATGTTCGATACCAATACAAAACAAGAAGGGGTTAAGCGATGCCCTTGCGATCATTAAACAATACATTCAATAGAGGCGAGCTTGACCCAGCATTATTTGCACGAGTAGGCATTGATTTATATACTAAGGGCGCAAGAAAGCTACGCAATATGATTGCTCTTTGGACTGGTGCTGCACGGATTGCACCGGGAACTACTTACACCGATGTAATAGTTGATAGAACCAACAGCGATACACCAGTGACCAATGCCGCTCAAGTCAATGCTGTTGATTTTTTATATGATGCTGATGATGATGTAATTTATACGTTGGTTGTAAGGCCAGACACTACAAGTACTGTATCAATTGACGTGTACTATGCTAATACATTACAAGCATCGGTTGCAGCGAATGCATATTCAGTCGCGCAAATACCAGACATACATTTTGCCGCAGGTCACGATAGGATATTGTTCTTGCATGATGCTGTAACTATTTATCAATTAGTTCGGGGCTCATCACATTCAAGCTGGACGTTCTCAGCACTTACATTAAATATATATCCATCGTATGACTATAGTTTAATTGATGGCACAAGCTATCGCGCAGCCACTTTTACACTTGGCGCAACTACTGGAACAAGTGTTGCACTAACAGCTTCAGCCGCAGCATTTACTTCAAACCACGTGGGCGGGTTTTTAGTTGGTAAGGGTGGGCGTGCACTTATCACGGCAGTTGCCAGCACAACGGCTGCGACGGTCACAATTACAGACGACTTTACATCGGTTTCAATTAGTGGGAAGTTCGCCTCTTTACTCGAGGTAATGTGGACAGCCGGGGGTGGGGCAGTTACAGGAGCAAGTCGTGGCTTCCCATCACGAGGGGCTTTCTTTTTAAACCGTTTGATGTTAGGTAATAGTACGGCTCTTAGAAATGTTGTAGCGGTATCAACTGCCGGAGTATTTGACGATTACGATGAATTTTCAGACCCAGTTGATGCTTCGTCATCTTTCAGTGTTTCATTCAATGGGAAAGGTGAGCAGTCTATTCAAAGCATAATACCGGATGACTCAATAATATTTTTAACAAGCAATAAAATATTTGCTCAAAGCCCATTAGTTGAAGACCCAATTACGGCAACCGATTCATATTTTGCGCCACAAAATCAAAGTCCTGCTTATAGTATTGAGGCGGTAACGGTTGATAATCAAATTCTTTTTGTTGACAGCAATCAATCACAAGTTCAACAGGTTATTTATAATACGCAGAATGCAAAGTATATGTCTGCCCCTGCTGGTTTGTTGGCCAACCATTTGTTTGGCACAGTCACATCAAATGGGACATGGGACCCAACTGGAATTACTACTAGACTTTATATGGCAACGCAAAGTGATGGCTCATTGCTGATGTATAGCACACTAGTCCAACAAGATGTATCTGGATGGAGTCTTCGAACAACTAGAGGAAACTTTAAACAAGTAATTGGTGATGGCAGGCAGTCACATGTAATTGTAGAGCGTCAAATTAACCTTGGTGTATCTACCTTTGAAACAGCGTTTGATTACGCCTATCTATCGGACACAACCTTTACGGCTTACTACGATGTACAAGCCGACATTGAATCTGCTGCTGGCAGTGCGGTTCAGGTTTTAGAAAACGTAGGTGACTTCATTGTTCTTGGAAACGATGTGCCATTTACTGCAATGGATATTACACTTGATGTTAATGCGAGTGCCGATGTAGAGCTTACCATTCAATACCTTGATTCAAATGGTTTCTGGGATACGTTTACCCCAACAGATAATACTACTGGATTAACTGGGAACGGTAGTATCACTTGGGCTTTCAGTGATGTTGCAAACTGGGGGCCAGGCACTGTCAATAGTGTTGATGACAAATATTGGATTCGATTAAAAAGAGTGGCGACTACTGTCACAACACTTCCATCGGTTGAACAGATTCAGGTCAACACAGGCATAAGATTGTATCTTGAAAAACAAGACTTCGCTAAGTACACCGACTCAACTATATCTAAAACGTCTAGTTCGGCAGGGGCTGTAACAGGTCTTAGTCATCTAGCAGGCCATCAAGTATATGCACTTGAAGGCAACGCCACAACTGGGCCATACTTTATAGAGTCTGATGGTACTACAACCATTAAAAATTTATCAGCAACGGTTGATATTGGCATTCAGTTTATTCCAAAGCTTGTACCAATGCCTTTGCTTGCGCCCACTACTGAGGGTGATAATACATACGCTCAAAAATATGTGCAGGATTTGTTTATTGATTACGTGGATTCTTTATACTTAAAGGCAGGCATTGAACCTGATATTTCGGACATCCCAAACATGAAGCTTGGCTCATATACCCTTGGTCAAAATGTTGCACCTCAAACTGGATTCTATAGATTGACTCCAAGGGGTGACTGGGAACCAAGACAAGAAATAACAATTACTCAATCTCAACCCGGCCCGATGACTATCATCGGTGTTGGCTATCATGTGGAGGTTACATAATGTCTGCATCCGCTGGACAAGCTGCCGGCCTTGCTGTTGGTGCTGCCGTTGGCTCTTTAGTTGGTCAGCCAATAGCTGGGGCTGCAATTGGTACTGCTGGTGCAGGGCTGTTCTTTGAGAACCAAGCCGGTAAAGTACAAGGAACACTTGACCAAGCCACGTTGAATCTTAACCGAGAACAAGCAAGGCTACAGGCTGCTGAAACATCGGCGGTTCATGCTACTAACTTCAGGCAAGCACTAGCTTCTCAGGTATCAATTGCTTCTATGCGCGGAGGTTCGGGTTCTCTCGTTACACAGTTTGGTCAAGAGTCATACTCTAACTTCTTGCGCGACCAGAAATCAATTGAGTCCGGTCTAAAAGTTTCTGAATCACAGGGAAAGATAACTCAAGCCGGTCTATCTGCCGCTCAAGCCAAGAGGGATTTGGTTGCGGGCCAAAGATTTTTGACTACTGCTTTTAGCGGAGTCAATCTCAATCTAACCAAACCTAGGGCTACCTAATGGCTAAAGAACTTACACCGATAGGCCGCGCACTTTCAACGCCCGTACAAAATGTTGCAAGTGGTAATGCCTTTGATAGTTTGGGTCAAGCTGCGGGACAAGTAGGCACGCTAATATCTTCAAAGCTTAATGCAATAGCTATTGACCAAGCGGCTCAGCAAGGCGCGTTAGCTGCTGAGAAAGGTGAGCTTCCAAAAGATTTGGCGTTTCCTTTGACGGGAGCAACCAAAGCTTATAATGAAGCTGGCGCTAAGATTGAAGCATCACGCATGGTGACGAGTGCCGCTGCCCAGACGCAAGAAGCGTTGCTCAACATGACGAACCCAGCGACATTCAATCACTCAACCCCGGCTGAGTTTCAAGCAACGCTTGAGGGCATTGTTCAGGGTACTCTTGAGAACACACGACCTGAGAATCGAGCACAAGTATCTGATTCATTGCTTAGTATGTCATCTAAAGCATCATTGCAAATGTTCAAGCATTCTATTGATTTTGATAACAAACAAACCATCAATGATGCCAAAACAGATTTAACAAATATCCAGACGCAACTTAAGAACGCCGCAATCGTTGGCGATTCAGAGTCTGTTAAACAATTAACAGATCAATTTAATGAAACGTTAGATAATTATTCAGAGCGCAACGCACAGATTAAACAAGCTGCTCCTGAAACAAGACGGTTGCTTGAAGAATCTCAAGTGGTTAATAATATTCTTGGTGATTTTTCTAAGGCTGCGAGCGAAGGAAACAAAGCACAGTTTCTTTCAGACTTTATGCAGAACAGAAACAATCTGCCGTTCGATGTTTGGCAAACTGCATCGAAAGAATTACTTGCCCTTGATTCTACTGAAACAAAGTTGACTAATGAGCTTCATGCTCAAGAGAATCAGCTAGTAAGCAATGGGATAAACAACGGGACTATAACCACACCCGAAGATATTTTATTGTTTCCAAATCTTACTGTACCCCAGCAATTAAAGCGCATGGGCCAGCTTGAAACATTTCAACAAAAGCAAGCCAAAGAAAATATAAGCTTGATTCAAGCCCAGAAAGATATCATCCAAGGTAATGCCGCTCTTGTTTCAGGCAAAACCATGGACAAGATGTTTAACTTGCAGCGCGAGCAGTTCGAGAAAGCGACTGGTCAGCCTATGAGTATTGTTGATATGGCGCATTCGGCCATGGGTCAAAACCAGTTTCCTGTTAGTGGTGTTCAAGATGTACCGGCAGGTCGTGACATCCCAGAATTAAACTCAAAGATTACGAGTCTTTTAACCAGCAACGACCCCGCTCAAGTATTGCAAGCTTCTACAATCTTTAAAGATATGGTAAGCGTTCAAGGTCAACCCAACTCTGTGAACATATCGGGTGATGCTTTAGACATTGCAACTGCATTCAATACCCTTGACTTAGGTGGTGGTGACATTGATTCAAGACTTGCCTTGGCTGAACGCGTAAGTAAATCTGTCTTGTCAGCTAGTGAGCCTGAGCGAGAAGTTAGACGCAAGAATATAAATAAACTTCTTGGGGATGAGAAGACGGTTAATGGTATTTACAAAGACATCTTTGGAGTCAAGCCTGTACCCGGCGTATCCGATTCTGCCCTTGGTGTTTTAAAAGCTGGCATTAAAGTAAGCTACATGAAGCATGGGTTATTAGAAGCAGCGACTAATGCTAATCAATATGAAATGCGGGCATGGGACAAATCAAAATACTTTGTTGATGGCATGGTTGCTCAAGTTGTTCCTGAGAAAGAACTGCCCATTACTCAAATCGGACATGCATTTGACAACCAATTACGCGGGACAATACAGAATCTTATAAATCAAAACCGCTTGCAAGTATCTGAACGAACGAAAGACCAAACAGGATTTACAATTGATTGGGTTAATCCAAAGGAACAAGAAATTGATTTGTCTAATATATCTGATGATGACAAAGTATTTAAAGAGTTAGGTGCATCAAAGGAACGGAACTTACTGCGAACTTTTTCCACCGACAAACCTACTGTAAAAATTAATGGACGACTTACACAAGTTAGCCTTATGCCAACAGCCGAGTCAAGACTTGGTGAACGAGTAACCTACGCTTTATTTTATACAAATGAATTCGGTGAACCAACACCAGTTGAAGACAATAGAAATCCAAGCGGTGCTGCTCAGTTCTCACCCGTAGGACTTGAACGCTTTGCACCGAAGGTCTTCCATGGCCAGCAACAAGAGCGTTTAAAACAAGTCGCTGTTAATATTCAGAAGGCTCAAGCTAAGCAGGAATGGGAAGACATCGGTGCGCTTGGGAAGTTTGGCGCATTGGTTCCAGTGATTGATACTGCCATGAAGCTAGGCAATGACCCAGAGAAAGCGCGAGATATATTCAGGCGCATGATGAGCGGTGATGCTGATGGTGTACAAGAACTATTAAATACTAAGATTCAAAAGTCTTCAGTCGAATCAGATAACGTTGG